AGTTAATGATAAGATAATAAGTAGTATAAAAAGCATTAAAGCAAAACTTAAATTGCTTCCGCAAGAAGCCTACAAAGAATTTGTAAAAGAAACGCCAGAACGAAGTGGTCGTGCAAGACGCAGTACCAAATTAAAAGGTAATGTTATTGAGGCTAATTACCCTTATGCTAAACGATTAGATGAAGGCTACAGTCAACAAAGCCCTGCAGGTATGACAACACCTACAGAAGCATTCGTCAAAAAGCGTGTTAAACAAATATTAAAAGGAAAGTAAGATGGCAGATTTAACTTATACGATGGACATAAATGGTGCACCTGCCCTCACCACCCTCAATAAAGTAGAGTCACAGATATCTAAATTAAAAGGTAGTTTTAATGCATTAGGCACAGCACTTGGTTCTATTGCATTTGGATCAATGATTTCTAGTACTATTAAATTTGCTGATTCAATTGCCGACTTAAGTGATGCTACTGAAATATCAATACAAAAAATATTAGGCTTTAGTGCAGCAGTTCAAGCCAATGGTGGAACTGCTGAAGGGGCTCAAAAGGCCATGGCAAAACTAGTTGCCAGTATTGATGAGGCAGCAAATACAGCAGGCAGTGGGCGTGACGCATTTAACCAAGTTGGTGTTAGTTTAGATGACTTAAGAACAAAAACAAGTAGCCAAATATTTGAGCAAGCAATCAAAGGACTGTCTGGCATAGAAGATGTGGCAAAAAGAGCCAGAGTTGCTACTGAGTTGTTGGGTAAAGAAGCAAAATTAATTAACTTTAAGAAGGTTGCTGCTGACTTTGATGAAGCCAGTGCTAAAGCCGCAAGATATAGTTCTGCTATTAAGAGTGGTGCTGATGCTAATGATAATATTGCTGCTGCCATTAGAACATTACAATTAGAATTACTTAAAGCAATTAAACCTATTACAGATTTTATTAATAGTGTAAAAGTTAGTACTGATGCACTTGGTAGATTTTTTGATATAATGGCAGAAGCAGCAAAATGGGCTATTTTAGTCGCAGGATTAACTTTAATAGGTAAAGGATTGTATGTATTAGGTACAGCAGCAGTTGCCGCATACGGAGCCATAACTGAAATAACAGGTGGAATAATAGGATTATTTAGAGCATTATCTAATCCATTGACTAGAAGCAATTTACTTCTTACCCTTCAAGAATTGAGCGGTGGGTTAGGTTCTAAAGTTATTGTAGTATTAAATGCCATGGGTATTAATACCGCATTTTTAGCAAAACATTGGTTAAGTTTAAGCGCAGCAATTGGTGGTGCCATTGGTGCTATGCGAGAATGGTTAGGCTTTGGTAAGGACGAAGAAGGTCCTAAAGGTGGAAGTAATGCAGAAGAAGAGGCCAAACGCCAGCAACAATACCTAGACGAAAAAGCAGCAGCAATCAAGCGCGGACAAGAAGGCATGGAAAGGGATGCGCTAGCGCAAATAAAAATATCAACCGATTTACAACAAGCATTATCTAAAATTCGTGTTTCTTATATGCAACTAGGTGAAGAATCACAACGCAACAATGACACACTTGTTAGTAATTTGCAATTTGAAACCACATTAATTGGTAAAACAGAAGAACAAGTTGAATTGGCCCGCGCACTGCGTGCCGAAGCAGACTCATTAATAAATCTTAAAGATCAATTGTCAAAAAAAGCACAAGAAATTAATGCTGAAGTTTTTAATGAACTTGATTTACAAAAAAGATTAAATGCGTTACAGACAACAACAACCACTTCAAAAGAAAAAGATATTGAGGCATCTAAAAATAAAGTTATTGTATTAAATTCTGAATTAGCAGAAATTAACAAATTGTCTGGTGTTTATCAAAATATGCACGACAAAAATGGTGCAGCAATTGAAAAATATATTACTCAACAACAAACGCTTAAGTTATTAGAAAAAGACAGATTACAAAACATAGAAAACATTACCAAAGCCATTGAGGATCAAGTTGCTCGTCAACAAACATTGGCTGGCATATTACAAGGTATCAATGATAAAAAAGTTGATATGGCTTTTGAATTAAAGATAAAAGATTTTACTCCACTTGAAAAACAGTTTGCTAAAATAGATGAAGATGCTCGTAAAGCCGCATTAGAAGCCGCCAGATCATTTGCTGCAGGATTTGCTGACTTAGATATGACAGCAGAAAGAACTAAGGAATTGGCTGATGGATTAGATAAAATTGCTAATTCATATAAAGGGATAGCCGATGCTCAAATTAAAAGTTTAGAAGATTCTAGATCATGGTCTGCAGGATGGAAAACAGCATTTGACAGTTACATGGATAATGCAACCAACGCTGCTAAACAAGCCGGCGATGTGTTTAGTGCAATCACAAGCAATATGAATAGTGCCATTGATAAATTTGTTGAGAACGGTAAGTTTAGTTTTGAAGATTTGGCTAAGTCAATTATTAAAGATTTAATTAAGATTGAATTAAAGGCCCAAGCAGTAAAATTGCTAGGTATGCTAGGTGGCGGTGGTGGAATATTCTCAGCAATAGGTTCATTGTTTGGCTTTGCTGAAGGCGGCAGTCCACCAATCAACAAGCCAAGTATTGTTGGTGAGAAAGGTCCTGAATTGTTTATACCAAGATCAGCAGGCACAATCATACCAAATGGTGGAGGCGGCGGTGGTGTTGTTAACAAGACATATATTACCAACAACATATCAGCGATAGATAGTAAGAGTGTAGCGCAAATGTTTGCTGAGAATCGTAAAGCATTGCTTGGTACAGTTCAGTTAGCACAAAAAGAATTACCTTACGGTAACAGATAAGGAACAATAAATGAGCGGATTACAAACAATCTTAGACAATTGTAACACAATTAACTTTAACCGTCGTCAAGTTGTTGGAACACAATATACACGAAATGAAATACCTCGTGTTAGTCAAACACCAACAAAGAATCCATGGAAGATTACAGTTGAAATGCCAAACAGTTTTCGCTATAGTGATGCCAGAGCATTGATGGAAGAACTTGATACATTAGATACTTTTAATAACCAAGAAGTAACATTCAGCAATAATGCCAAACTAAGTTGGATATTTAGATATCAAGGAACCTTAACTAACACACAACTGAATGGATTTACAGTAGTAAGTTACACAGGCAATCAATTGGTATTGAGTGGCTTGCCTACTGTAGCAGCAACTACAGTAATGTTCAAAAAGAATGACTTGATTCAAATCAATACTTTCCCATACCCATTCACAACTCAGCAAGATGTATTGCGTGGTACTGCTGGAACAGTAACCATTACAACAAGCAGACCAAACATTATATCAAGTAGCGTTACTGGATATGGTATCACAGTTGGTAATGATTGTACATTCAATTTATTCTGTCCTAACATGCCAGTGTACAAATTGATACCAGGTGGTTGGCAAAGAAGTAATGGCATAACAACAAACAATGCTTACTTAGAATGGTCAGATAATTTCTACATGTATGAATGGGTGGGAGAAGCATAATGGAAATCATACCAGCAGTTGACGATAAAAATAGCATTAATAGTGCCGAGTTTGTTAAATTAACAATTTATAACGATGTGGCTAACACAGGTGATACAACCATTTACACCTTTTCAAGTGCTTACAAGTATGAGACAATTGATGGTACACAGTATAGCCCCTTAGGTGGGTTGCTTGCCGTGGGTATTCAACAAAGAGACATTCGTGTTACATCAGCAGATACATCAATCAGTTTGAGTGGTATACCCTCAGATGGTTCAGACAACATGGCAATCGTATTAGGCACAAAGATTCGTGGTAGTATAATTGAAGTTATTAGAGGATTTTACAATGCCAATTATGTATTGACCAGCACTGCACAGCGTTTTACTGGCATCGTAACAAGTTACAATGTAACTGAAGAACGCCATGATTTAGTAGACAACTTTACCATAACATTAAACGCAAGTAGTTATAAAAATGTATTACAAAATCGTGTTGCCGGACGCAAGACAAATGGTGAAAGTTGGAAATCATTTCCTGTATCAGCCACTGATACCTCAATGGACAATGTGTATAGTTTATCAGACCAATACTTTGACTTTGGCGCTAAACCCAAAGCAGGAGCAAGTACACAAAGTACTGCATCAGCAACCACAGCCACATCATCAGACAATCAAATTTCTGCTGGAAGAGACTCAGCATGAAAATAAGACACGCCACTAAATATGATGCTAGAAGCATAATCAATATGCTTTGGCATTATCATGACTCTGGTGATGTAGAGGGACTAAACATTAGTGATGAGCAAACAGCATTGCGAGTCCTTACACATATATTAGCAGGCGCCGGCATTGCATTGGTTGCTGAAAAGAACAATCAATTAGTTGGTATGTTAATAGCATACAAAGTGCCATTCTTGTGGGACAATAGCAAATATATAATGAATGAGATTGCATATTGGGTAGAGTTTGAGCATAGAGGTGGCACAGCAGGTTACAGATTGATTAAAGAATATGTAGACGAATGTGAACAATTGAAAGAGAAAAAAATGATAGCAAATTACACAATAAGCCAAATGGAGGGGCAGACATTAAATTATTCACGCTTTGGCTTCAAGCCCATAGAACATACTTGGAGTACATAAGATGCCAATTTTTACAGCCATAGCAGCAGTAGTTACTTCAATCGCAGCAGCAGTTGGTATTGGTGCCGCAGCAGCATCCGCAATAGGTGCCGTAGGTGCATTTGCAGCAAGAACATTATTGACAATTGGCATCAGTAAGTTAATATCAAATACAACTGACTCTAATGCAGCAGGTAGCAACACACCAGCAGCAGATCCAAGAGCGCAAAAGTCTCCTACAACAGTTAACAAGATTCCAGTAGTTTATGGAACAGCGTATGTAGGTGCTACCATTACTGATGCTATACTAAGCACAGACCAAACAACAATGTATTATGTTTGTGCATTAAGTGAAGTAACAGATACAGGAACAATTAGTTTTGGTAACATATATTTTAACGGTGACTTAATTGCATTAGGCAGTGGTGGTGATGCTGCTAAAGTAATAAGTCTAACAAACAATGCAGTTCCTCCACAAGTAGATACCAAAATTTCCGGATATATGTATGTTTATTTGTTTAATGATGGTAGTAGTAGTGGTATCAATACTGGTGGACAAACTGCAATACAAATACTTTCAGATGCTAGTATCCCGGTAGCCAGTCGTTGGTCGGGCACAGATACAATGAGTAGTTGTGCATTTGCTGTTGTTAAATTAGTTTACAATCAAGATGCTGGTACAACACAGATTGGACAATTAAACTTCCAATTAACTAATAGTTTAACTAATCCAGGTGATGTTATTGAAGATTATTTAACTAACACAGTGTATGGATGTTCTATCCCAGTAGCCAATGTTGATACAGCAAGTTTAGCAGCATTAGCGGCATATAGTGATGAACAAATTACATATGTGCCTGTTGGTGGTGGCATTGCAACTCAAGCAAGATATCGTATTAATGGTCCTATCAATACAGGACAAAACTGTTTAGCAAATTTACAAGACTTATGTGATGCTTGCGACAGTTGGTTACAATACAGTGAATTGACTGGTAAATGGAAAGTTGTTATCAATCAAAGTTATGAAGATTACACAATTTTCAATGACTTGTATTTGGTTGACAGTTCAAACTTGATTGGTGGCATTGACATTAATCCAATTGATTTGAATGCAACTTATAACAGTTTAGAAGTTGGATATCCAAATGTAAACATAAAGGATCAAACTGATTACAGAGTATTCAATTTAATTGATTATGTTCCAGAAGTAATGAGTCCAAACGAAGCGGCTAATCAATTGAGTGTTAACTATCCTCAAGTTAACAATTACATTCAAGCAGCATATCTTGGTGAGCGTAGATTGCTACAAAGTCGTGAAGATTTGATTATCACTTGTGCATTAGACTATAGTGGTATACAAATTGAAGCAGGTGATGTTGTAAGAGTTACCTTAGCAGAGTATGGCTGGAGTGAGAAGTTATTCCGTGTTAGTCAGGTGCAAGAAGTTAAAGATGAATCAGGATTTCTAGGTGCTCGTATAACCGCATTTGAATATAACAATACAATATA